TTGTAAAGTGTCCTAGCAATGTGAGGGACACATCCCCACAAATCAATTATCAAAAACAAATGAACGAAAAAATCGCACAGGTTAAGACCTTCGTGAATGAGAATGTTTCTTCTGAACTTCTCAAAAACATTGGAATCTCGACTGCTATTCTGTTTGTCGTGATTGTGTCGCAACTTATTCTTCATGAAGTTGTGATGGTTATTGATGGCATTCCAGTTTTCAATGGTATTATGGAAATCATTGGATTGGTTGCTTTCATTAACTTCACCCGCAATAATCTCATCACTGCCGAACAGCGTAGCGCACTGATTGAGAAAATTCAGAATACTTTTAACGAAGTTATTGCCTGAAAAGTTTTCTTATGAAATACACTAAGTGGACCAATGTTTTCTAAAGTCACCCAATACGGACTCACTGGCATCTTTGTTTGTCTTGCTCTTGGAAGTTTTCTTAATTTCCTAGCAGATCGTGATGCTAAGATGTTCAAAGCATACGATGCGTGTGTCACACTTCCACAACCACACCCAGATTGTCAATGAATTACACTAAAGAACAACTTGTAGATGCACTTTGTGCAGAATGGGATTGGTTATGTCACGATGATTTTGATCCTGAAAATGATCCTAGTCCAGAACAGTTTCGTGAATCAATGGAGAAACTGACAGCAGAACAATTGATTGAAGAAACATGGACTGACGAAGAATTTACACTTGATGAATATATGGAACGATATGGGTAATTGTAACTGTAGCTTGTAAATAGATCGGTGAATATAATGAGACCCGCAAGGGTCTTTTTTTTCTAAATAATTATGCCCGATGTGTGTGTTTATGGATTGGATTGACGACCTACGCAACTTTGAGTATAATGAAGAGGATGTAGAATACCTGACCGAAGCTTGGAATAGGGGAGAGAATCACCCCTTATATGGCACAAAGCAGGACAAAACCCGCCGAGAGAAACATTCACAGGACGTGAAAGATTGGTGGGCACAATATACACCAGAAGAGAGAAAAAAGATAGCAGGATCATACAACAAAGGTCGCTTTTGGATTACAAACGGAACAGAGAGTAAGATGACATCAGGTGAGATACCTGATGGATGGAAGAGAGGACGTGGCGACACACTTTCTCCAGAAGGTAGAGAACGAGTTCGCAAAGCTACAGCAGCACATAACAAAACAAGAAAAAGAAGTAACTGTAGCCTCTAAAGTGTCCTAGTTGTATGAAAGCAACCGCACCTGTGAAAAATACTCATTTGGAACACCCCGAAGATTCTATCCTGACTGGTGATCTTTCCGTCTTGGATTGGTTTAGTGAATCTGATAGTATCATCTCAACCAAGATGGATGGTGCTCCTGCTATTGTGTGGGGGACTAATCCTGCCAATGGTAAATTCTTCGTTGGCACTAAATCTGTGTTCAACAAAGTAAAAATCAAGATCAATCATTCTCATGAAGAAATTGACCAAAACCATGAGGGTAAAGTTGCGCGTATTTTGCACGCTGCTTTTGATTGCCTTCCTCGTACAGCTTCTATCGTTCAAGGTGATTTTCTGGGGTTTGGTGGTAGTGATACTTATCGCCCCAACACGATTACTTACATCTTTCCTGAAATAATTGCTCAGGATATTATTGTTGCACCCCACACAATCTACAAGGCAAAGAGTGATCTTCGCAATGCGATTGCATCTCCTTTGACTAGCAAACTCATCAGCACTTCTGAATGTTTGTTTGTGCAACCTGATGTTAGCATTGATCCTTACCGTGAGGATTTGGCAGATGTTTGTAAGTTTGCCAAGCAAATGTCTACTCTATGTGAGTTTGTAACTCCTGCCAAAGCAACAAAAATCAAAAAAGCAATAAACACCTGCATTCGTGAAGATGTTCCCATCCTTGAAGATTTGATTGCAGAAAAATGTGATTGTGATGTCAACCTGATTCGATTGTGGAAGTTGGTATCATCAATCAAGGATGATTTGTTCTGCTTTATCTCTGAAGATGATGACATTGTTTGTCAGATTGGTGATGAACAGTCATTGCATGAAGGTTATGTTATCACAAACAAGTTTGGTATGTTCAAAGTTGTTGACCGCGAAGAGTTTTCCCGTGCCAACTTTATCATGGAGAAAACCTGGTAATGCTTACTGTAGCTGGTAAAGTGTCCCAGTAGTATGAACACAATTTACGCAAACTCCACTCACACTCAAAACATTATGACCTTTTGTGCTCCTGAACTTAAAGCAACTTATCTCACTGAATGTTTGATTGAAGTGTTGAATAATCAGTGGAAGGTTGATGCGATTGAATCCAGTCGCTCTGTTTATACTCAACTTGAGTATGAAGTTGGTCGTAAATATATCAAAGTTTGGTCTTATCTTGTCGGTGATGAAGGAAGAATCAGAGGACGAAGCTGCTGGATGTTCGTTGATAAGAACTCTGGTGAATGTTACAAACCAGCATCATACAAAGCACCTGCCAAAGGTGTCCGTTATCTGATCACTCAGTTGGCAGATAATCCTCACGTTTGTGATGCTTACGGTTCCTTCTTGTATCTCTGATGAATGATCTTTTTCCTGATCTGCAACAACAACTAAACAAACTTTCCATCAGAAAAATGCAATTCCAAGTTACTGACATTGCCTTTGATTTTAGTGATGATGCTTATGACGAACTCATCACTGATGAGTATAAAGAAGAACTCCGTGATGGTGTGTTTGGCACTATCTGGGAGGCAGATGATGGTGATGATCTAATCGAAGAGATCACATCTGCATCAGGTTGGTGCATCAAATCCATCGATTATCGTCACGTTCTAAAATGATTACCAAGTCACAGATTCTTAAAGTAATCAAAGAAACTGCAGAACCACACAAACTAAACAGGGAGGAAAAGTTTCAAGTTTTTGCTAATGTATGCGACAATATGTTAGCAGAGGGAAAAATCACTACTAAGCAACACAAATCCTGGACTAACATTTTTTAATTATGAACACTGATGATCAACTGATTCGTATCATCGACCGACTGACAGATGCCGTGAATGTTTGTTATTCTGTCGAAAACGCAAGTTATGAAGAAAGGAAGAAGAATCCTGATCTTGCGTATCCCTTTGCTGCTGGTTATTCTCGCAGTGCAATGAATGGTGCCATTGATGATTTGAGTGACATTGTATCACAAATTAGAAAGGGTGACTAACTGTAGCTTGTAAAGTGTCCTAGTTGTATGAGAAACACTCCTGACAACATCCGCGCTGCTGCTATCCTAAAGCAGATCAAAGGTTACAAGGTTGAAGACAACAATGGCAATCAATATAGCATTGCTGATGTTAAGTGCTTCAACGGTGAAGTTTCATTCATCGGACTAAAAAATTCTGGTGGTGATGTTAAGTATGCCACACTTAATTGCTATATGGAGATGGCATCAGTGGCATGAGTTATGCTCACTGTAGCTTGTAAAGTGTCCTAGTAGTAAGTTCAATCGCTTTTTTTCTAAATGCAACTCACTTCCAAAGATGGCAACATGGTTGTTGACTTCTATCCTGTCAAGTTTGCCACTGGTGAGATTCACAATCGCTTGATGCTCAAAACTGTAACTTTCATGGGCAAATCACAGTCCAAGAGTTATATCAACAAAAAAGATTTCTCCCGTGAGGTTGAATCTCGTGTTGAGGGTTATGGTTATCAAGTAACCGACGAATCTATGATTCCTCAGTTATTCAATTCTGCCATGACTTGTGCCTGCTGAATGTCACTTATCAAATCCTATCTTCACACAAAAATGATGGACAACCTTGAAATGTTGACTGCTCGCGAACAACTAATGGAGGATATTGACTGTATCATTGAATCGAACTTCGGTGAGGTTGAATACAAAGATGATGTAATTCGTCAACTTTGTGATGCCGTCTGCAAAAACTTTCCCACTAAATGACAATGACTAAAGACAACATTATCGATCGTGATGCACTTCAAGATGCTATGATTCAGCAAATCTTGGATGATATGGACATCAAAACAATGATGGCAATTCTTTATGACAACATGAGTGAGAGTTATGATAAGTATTCGGTTGAAGAATTGATTGCAGAAGTAGAAGAATACTATCCAGATTTGTTAGAGGAAAGTAGCATCAGTGAGTTAGAAGCTTCTGCACCTGATTATGGAGTTGGCAAATGATTACATCATTTTGTAATGGTAATTCCTGGTCAAAGTTTGATGCTTACTATGAAACAGATTGTGAGCACGATGATTACATGACTGCAGAAGATTATGACCGAAAAGAATACTATCGTAACGGATGGGATGCTGAAAAATGTGATTCTCAACGATGGTAATCCTAACTGTAGCTTGTAAAGTGTCCCAGTAGTATGAACAACACTACCTACAACGAAATCCTGAAGATTTGGAATAGCGAAACCCCTGATGATTTTGCTATCTTCAGTGAGTTTTACTATGAAATGTTTGGTGAGGATTTTACCATTCCTTATGAAACTGATTCCACTAAGTCTTCCTTTTTCCCTTACAACTGAGTTACATTATGCAAGAAACTAAGTTCAATCTCTACGGCGAATTTATCCGCCCTAATGGTCATCAAAACTACGACATTCTGAGTTACATTGCTGAGACAAGAGAGGATGCTATTGCTACATGTAAGCGCCTCAATCCTCACTTCAACATTATCACAATTCAGGTAGATGATACAGCACCTGAAGTTGTTAAATTACAGTCTCTTATTTGATGAA